AAAATAGGAGCTGTGGGGACAGCTCCAAGGTGCGTGTGCTACGCAAAAATCTCTATATACAGAGTAGCACAAAAACACCGAAAAAGCAAGGGTTTGTCGAGCCTTTGCTGACTCGATTAAGGGATTAACTTTAGAGGTATGTGTGAAATGTACAGAAGGATCATTTATAAGGCAGGAGCCACGAGGGAGATCATCAACTGCTATCCACGAGGGATGAGGCAGGGTGTAGAGCGTATCATGTTGGGAAAGAAGACCAGTGAGGAGATCCAGGAGGCAAACAGGAGACAGGCGAGGAGAAAGTTGGAACGTCTGATCAATGCGAACTTTCGACCGGGTGACTGGCATATAACACTGACCTATCGGGGGAAGGCGAGTCCATCTCCGGAAGCAGCGAAGAAAGAACTGACGAATTTCCTTGAACGTTTGCGAAACCGCTTCCGGAAGTTTGGATACGAACTGAAGTACATAGTCGCAACCGAGTATGTGGCAAAACATATCCATCATCACATGATCGTGAATAACATCAACACCGGATCCGAGACAACAGCGGACATGGTACGGAAGTTATGGACGCAGAATGGACCGGAAGCGATCCGTGGAAATCCAAAATATGTCCAGTTGTACGATACGGGAGAGTATAGCCAGCTGGCGGACTATCTGATCAAAGAGACAGAGAGAAGCTTCAGACGGAAGGACAGCGCTGTGGGACAGAGATATTCCTGTTCCAGAAATCTGATCCAACCGAAGAAAACAACAAAGGACAAGCCTAATAAGACTTGGAAGAAGGAACCGAGACCGTCTCCGGGATACTACATCCTTCCGGACAGCCTGTATAACGGATTTGATATGTTGGGATATCCGTACCAGAGATACGTAGAAGTAAAACTGAATCCCACAGATGCAGACTGGGAAACAAAGAAGACCCCTTCGGGGCATGTCACAAAAGGCACCCGTTCACATAGAACCAGCCACCGGCCGCGTGCCGGTGGGGAAAGGAGCCGCAATGAAAAGCATCAACAATCTCGTAAACGAGATCACGGATAGCATCATATCCCTCACAGGATACGATAAGGCAGTAGACATACAGTCGATTTTATACATGAATTTATCCGGATACACACTGGAAGAAGAGTGCACGGAACTGTCGACGCAGGGAGATGAGCTTGAAGAAGCTGTTGAAAGCTGGTGTATTGAACTGAGGCTGCAGGGGTGTACGGAACGGACCATGCGGACCTACGCCGAAAATCTGAAGCAGTTTCTCCTGGACGTGAATAAGGACCTTAAGGATATCAGAGAGAAGGATATAAAAAGCCATTTAGCGAAGGGTAAGCTCGGGAAGATGGGTGTGCGCTGTACGCGGCCCTGGGCAGACACGACATATAATTTGCGCTTGCGGGTACTGAGAAGCTTCTTTGGATACTGCTATGAGAATGACCTGATTCCGGAAAATCCGTGCAAGAGGATTAAGGACACCAAGACGGCCCATATTATGCAGCCGGTCTTGACGGCAGAGCAGCGAGAAATAATCCGGAGTGCATGCTGGACAGAACGAGAACTTGCGCTCGTTGATATGTTTTACAGCTCAGGAGTCCGTGTGTCGGAGCTCGTAGCGATGAATCGTCAGGACATCGACTTTCGCACCCGGCATGCGAAATGTTTTGGAAAGGGAAGAAAAGAAAGAGAGATCATGTTCTCGGCTGAGTGCAGTGTCCATCTGGCACAGTATCTATCACAGAGGACAGATTATAACGAGGCACTGTTTGTAAGCAAAAACAAACCGTACCATCGTCTTACACCGCATGGAATCCGGGCGCTGCTAAAAGAGATTAAGTCACGGGATCCGCGTCTTGAACATGTACCGTTGTCGCCTCATGTCTATAGACGGACGAGAGGAACGGATTTGATCAATAGGGGAATGCCAGCAGAATTGATCGCCAAAAAGTTCGGGCATCAGAACGTACAGACGTTATTGATCTGCTACGCTGACATCAGTAAAAAGACCGTATGGGACGCAGAAGAAAAGTATGGATAAAGGGAAGGAGAGCAATGAAAGGATATTACCAGAAAAGAATCAAGAGCCTTGAGACGGCACTGGAAAAGGCGTTGAACGAGGTGAAGGCGGAAAGAAGTGCCAGAGATGAGGCAGTGAGATATATCTATGTCCTGCTCAAGCTGATGGGCGGACATGCCATAGTACACACCAGAGATCTCCAGAGACAGAAGGGGCGCGTGATGTGCAATGTCAGCCGCGGGACTGGAATCGTGAGAATGCATATTGATTATGACTTTGTTGGAAAGGGGACTAAGAAATGTTTGAGAAATACGGAGAATTTGATTCCTATGAGGAGATCAACCGTGCGGCGGCCGCGCAGTTAGCGGAAGGCGACACGGAAGCCATCTATGCGATCGCGGAGGAGAACGGGATCGATAGAGAGGATGCAGAAGAATACATCGATGGTGATGCGGCGGAGCTTGTGACTGCGCTCATGGCAGCGAACGGGAAACTGAAGGTCGAAGCGGCGGAACTGCAGCCCAAAGAGATCATGGCGGACTGGCTGGATTACATCCAGATCCAGTGCTTTGAAGATCCCGAGATGCGTCTGGCAGTGCGCAGGAAGGGAAAGAGCCTGAAGGAGTGCATCGGGAAGCTCGTGAAGTGGTCCTTAGAACATGACGAGAACGTGGACAAGGACATCATCAAGGCAGCAGGACTGCCAGAGTGGGCGCAGAAAGGCTGTAAGCTCGGGATCCCCGGCATGGGTACGGCAAAGCAGCTGATTAAAGAGTATTATCTGGGAGGTGGAGAGAATGCTGGTGTATAAAGCGACAAAGGCTGATATGACCTGCACGATGGGAGATGGAACATTCCAGTATATGCTGAATGTCCCTGCCCACGCAGACAGTACGAAGTGCGGAAACCGCGGTCTCCACGCATGCGAGTATGTCCTGGACTGCTTCCGGTATTACAGTCTTGATGATCGGATCTTTAAGGCAGAGGCAGAAGGTCCCATCGATGAGGACGGAGAGAACACGAGGATCGCGTGTGAGCGGTTGACACTTACACAAGAACTCACGCGGCGGGACATCGTGAAAGAAGCAATAAAGTATATGGTCCGCCATCCAGAGCGAGAGTGGGAGATGGACAGGTATCGCATAAAGGTCCAGAAAGACAAAGCAGAAGGGAACGGCGATGGGATTGTGATCGCCAGAGGAAAGAAGCCGATGGCACGAGGAAAGAAGGGGGATATTCTGGCACTTGTGATGGAAAAAGAATCGGGATGGTTCCAGAGAATCGCCATCGGCGAAATAGATGGCAAGAATGGAAAAGAGGGCATCTGGTATAGCATTTTACCGGATGGGCGTACCGTGGAGGTGGTGGGATGAAGATTAAACAGGGAAAGAGCCTGCCGATCCCGGAATGCACGCTTGGAGGGAAGCGGATCATCGCGGCAAGGACCACGGATCTCCTGATCCTCGACTGCTACAAGGACTGCGTACATGTGGGACGATACCTCATGAATGTCGAAACCGGAGAATATGGAATCCTGCGGGGAGATATATACACCGCAGAGAAGCTCATGCGGGCATTTGAGCAGGACTACTGGTATGGCAGTATCGAGATCGATCTGGAAGACCGGGACGAAGAGATCATACAAGAGGCGCTGCGGTCCAAGATGAGATATGCGCCGCAGAGTACCGTGTATCTGATCGATGAAGTGGAAAGAAATTATCTATCCGACAAAAGATGGGAAAAGGAGCGGAGAAGAGAGCAGCGCATAAAAGACCTGATGGACAGTGTCCCCGAAGTCCCGGAAGGCTTTGAGGCGTGGGCAGCAGAAGCAGTATGGAAAAAGCCTTATCCGACATACAAAACCGATGATGAGTACGCATGCCCATCCTGCGGGAAAAAGATCGCACCGGCCATGATCAAGGGAGTACGACACAATGACGTGATCACCTGCGCATGCGGGAAAGACCTGCAGATCAAAAAAAGAGGGAAAAAGACGGAAAAGTGGAGCCGGGTGATGCTGATCCAGGAGACCACGGCCGGGCAGACAGTACTAAGGTATTTTGATATCCAATCAATTTTTAAGGGTAAATACCGCATTGCTTTATCTGAGGCGATCCGGATATTTGTATCGAAGATCAGCCTGTTTGGGGGACAACGTCTAAAGATTTATTATAAGCAGTGCGGGCGATACGATGATTACGATGACTATGAAGAGCGCAATCCTGCCAACCGCACGACAGGGGATTGTTATCTGTACCCGGCGGGGATCGAAGAAGCCTTGAAGGGCACAGACTATACCAATCTGGGACGGCTGCTCTCTCAGATGGCATCGGCCGGAATCGAGGCACGATACAATAAAATCATGATCTTGCACAATTGGCCAGATATGATCGGGCTTATAGAGTACCTGTTCAAGGGCAGATTTTACCGGCTCATGCAGGAAGAGCTCAGCTGCCACATGTGGTCAGACGGTACCTACCAAGGCACTCTGGATCTCAGGGGCAAGACGATCGAGGAGATCATGCGGATCGGAGACCGACAGAAGATCAACCGCCTCCGGGACCGGAACGGAGGAGAGCTTGAGAGGAGCTGGCTTGCATATGGAGATGAAACAGACGAGAGGATCTCCGACGCATTTCTGAAATTTGCTAGACAGGCAGGTCTGGATGAGAAAAATGCAGAATTTGCCCTTGGGAACATGTCGCCCGAACAGATCATGAACTACGTAAAGAGGCAGCAGGATACAAGCTATCCGGGGAAATCAGCATCGGAAGTACTCACGCAGTGGAGAGACTATCTGGCGATGTGCAGAAGGCTTGGGAAGAACATCAATGATGAGATGGTATACCGGCCGAGAGAACTCAAGCGTCGGCATGATGAGGCCGTGGAAGCAATCCGAAAGCTGGACATGATTGAAGAGATGAAGCGCAATGCGGAAGCCAAAGAACGCCGCGCAAAGGAACTTAGAGAGAAATATCCAGGTGCGGAAGAAATCCTGGAAGAGATTGCTCCCAGATACGAGTACGAAAATGCCGAGTACAAGATCATCGTCCCGCGGCACCTCACTGACATTATGTCGGAAGGAAATGCCCTGCACCACTGCGTAGGAAGCACAGACCGATACTTTGAGCGAATCCGGGATCAGGAGACGTATATCTGCTTTCTGAGACGCCAGGAAGAGCCGGAACTGCCGTACTATACGATCGAGGTGGAGCCGGGAGGCACGATCCGCCAGCACCGGGGGATGTATGACGAGGAGCCGAATATTGAGGAGATCCGGGGATTCCTCCGGGAGTGGCAGAAAGTCTTGAAAAAGCGTCTGCACAGTAGGGACTGGCAGCTGGCAGCAGAAAGCAAGGTAAAGCGGGAACAGAACTTAGAGGAGCTGAGAAAGGCAAATAATGAGCGTGTCTTAAAGGGACTCGCGGAAGATTTTATGGAGGCAGTATAAATGGGACTGATTATACAGGAGAACGGAGATGTAAAGAAAACTGTAACGTACCGAGAGTTAAAAGTAGCAATGGACTCCGAGATGAGCAAAGCTGCAGAGAGCTTTGTCCGGATCGGATATCTATTCAAGATGGCGAGGGACACAGATGTCCTTCAGGAATCCGGATACACATCGTATCTGGAATTTGCGCAAAAAGAATATGGGATGGACAAGTCCCAGGTGAGTCGGTTTATCAATATCCACACAAAGTTCTCTGATCCAGAAGATCCGACAAGATTAAACGAAAAGTATCAGGGGTTCGGATCCGCGAAGCTGGCGCTCATGCTGACACTTCCGGACACAATCATAGAAGAATTGACACCGACCTTTGCAAAGAGTGATATCCAGGCGGTCAAAGAAGAAATCGAAGCTGAAGGGAAGGTATCCGATCTGGAAATCATTGCGGAGCAGGCAGAGACTACAAAGGAGCCAGACGGGCAGCAGGACGTCCTGCATCAGGTAGTGGATCAGATCCTTGACGGCGATCTCTATATGCGGATTAAGATCCGTCAGGCGCTCAAGTCAGCAAGGAAAGATGCTCTAATCCAGGAGATCCTGGCACCGGCGGGGGAAGCAATGCACTCCGTCCGGATTAAAGGTGTGGGGCGGCTGATGCTGTCAGTCAAGGGACTGGATACAGAGATCGCACTGATCAATGTCCGGAGTGACAGCAAGGAGATGTACTCATGGGAGGCAGTGATCCGGGCGGTCGAAGATTACTGCACCAGCCATACGGACCCGGAACCAGAGAAAAAAACGGAAGTTGCACCGGTGCAACCGGAAAAGAAGCCTGAAAAGCGGAAGATATCCAAGGTGACGAAAGCCAAAGGACCAGAGAAACTGCCAAGCCGCTCGCGGAAAGAGCCCCAGGAGGAGGCACCGTCAGAGCAGACCGCCCCAGAAACTCCTACAACGCCTGTAGCCATCCATAGCACAGCGCCCGCCGGATTTGTGGGGTATGAGAAAGCTGAGGAGGGAAACAGGCAGCAGGAGTCAGCTCAGACAGCGGAACCCCAGCTGGAAGGACAGATGGAAATCGAACAGTTCCCGCAGTACCTGCCAGATACATACATTAAATGTCATGATGGCAGTGAGGTACAGGAGAGCGAAGCTGAACGGATCCGGGCGGAGTGGAGACGGCATGTGGAGAACATCTGCACACCGATACTGACTTATTTACGCCAGCATCCGGAACTCATCCAGAAAATCACGATCACAGAGGAGGGTATTGTCATTGAGTAATAGAGCGCCAAGCATGAATACAGTACATCCAAGCGTCGATCCGCTGGGCGGTATATATCCGGCAGAAATCGACAGGCTCAAAAACAAAATAAAGCTGGGAGATCGCATATCCGTAACCACGATGAAGGGATATGTAAACATAAATCCGGACAGTACAAAACCAGGGATTGCACACCGGCGGGGAACCGTGATTGCAAAGCATAAGCATCTGATCGTGCTGGAGTATCCGGGAGGACTCACAGAGGCTTTCCGATGGGCAGAAATTGCGGATAAGGCAGCGATATGAAGAACCTCTATATGCTGAAGAACATCCGGACAGGCGTCATAGAATATGACAATCTGTACGCGCAGGACGTGCATGATCTGATCGGAATCAATAAAAGCTGCATAAGCAAATACGAAAAAAGCAAAAGCGTATATAACGGCACATGGCGGATCATGATGTCAAGCGGCACAGAGCTATGGACGGAGTACACAAGGGACGCATGGGACACCTACCGGAAACTGGTGCTCCGCGGCATGGCAAGAACAGCAAGAAAAGGCTGGCGCAGCTACGCAGAGATGATCCGTCATGGAGCGATACAGGAGGCAGAGGACAATGGCAAAGAGCATCATACAGGCGCGGACAGGACCGGCTGACCGGGAATGTTACCTGTGCCGGGAAGAAGCGGAGAGGAATGGATATTATGGGGAATTGTGTCACACAGGTCTCCATAAGCACCACTTTGTATACGGGAGGTTCGGGGCGTACCGGAAGAAAGCGGAACATTATGGTCTGTGGGGATATGTCTGCGAAGCAAGGCATCATGAGCACGGACCGGAAGCGCCGCACTGCAATAGCAAGGTGGATGAGCACCTTAAAAGAGTCGCGCAGCAGGCATTTGAACAGAAATATAGCCATGAGTTGTGGATGAAAGAGTTTGGAATAAATTATTTGGAGACGGTGTGAATGTTGAAGAAAGATGAAAATTAAGATTTGGAGGAGTCGATAACTATGTTAATGATTCAAGATGGAATAGAAGTTTACTGCTTACCGGATGGCGCTTGTTGCGAGGTCGATGAGAATCACAGAAGCCCTCTGGACTTGGATGATTGCCCACTCGGATACGAAACATGCAACGGAAACTGCTTTTATTACGCAGAGTGATTTAAGATTTGGAGGAGTGAAGGATGAATAGGATTACGACTAATAACCCTGTCAATGCTATGAGCATAATCGAATTGGCTCATAACTGTATGTATTTGAAAAATCAAGAAGCATGGTATCGGGATCATGATACGGATATTCCGCTTCGGCAGCTGGTCCATAATATGGCGGTGTCCATGAATATCGAACTGCCGGAAGTAGATGATGATGCTTTTGATGATGTGATTTATGAGATGCTTTACTATGGGCTGGAAGAACCAGAAGGAAGACTTGCTCTGTTTTACAGGATGGGGTGGGCGATGGCTGAACTTAGGGAGTATCTGTGGGAGTATGAGGATACAGGAATCGCGCCGGAACAGAATGCGCGAATGGGACTGAATGTGTGGAAATCCACAGCAGATGATGAAAATATCATAGATAAACTTGAAATGCTTCGGTTTTTCAATCAGCGAGCCGGTCGTGAACTGTGGGCGGATAAGGAAAAAGAAGCCCAGGATAAGGATATTGAGAACGCTGATAGGATTTTGAACAATGCAATTGATCTTATAAAGGCAAATTAAGATTTGGGAAAGGAGACATTAGGTGGATAAAGGAATTGTAGAGGTTGAAATACCATATTCATGCAGAACTTGCGGGTACTGCGTAAAGGTACAAGGAAGTGATGAAAGAATTTGTATGCTGCTAAAGCCAACCGGAAAGTATTGCGGAGTAACTGTAGCATACAAGAGCAATGAGACGGCTATCATATGCCCAATAATCAAATGATGGAGAAATTAAGATGACAAGATTAAAGTCGGAGTTAAGATGTTGTAAGAACTGTTCCTATCGCAAAACAGATATTAAAAATCTCAGTTATTATTGTGCGAACCAATTATCAGAGCATTATCTGGAACGCATCAAAGACGATACGCTTATGCATCAGTGCAAAGGCGGAAATGCAAAGCTAAGGGGAAGATACCCAAACTGAAATTTGAGAAAGGAGAACCCATATGAAAAAATTATTCGCAAGCGTACCGATGAGAGGAAGAACAGAGGAAGAGATCCGCGAGAGCTTCGCAAAAATGAAGAGAATCGCGGAAGCATATGAGGGTGAGGAACTGGAACTGATTGATACATGGATTGCGGAGGAGCCGCCGGAAGGAGTGAGGACCAGCGCTGTGTGGTATCTGGGAAAATCACTGGAGATGCTGAGCACGGCAGATGTATACATCGGTGCGAGTACATATGGATATTTCCCAGGATGCTGCGTCGAAGAGGAAGTTGCGCAGCTGTACAAAATCAAGCGATATCATGTTGATGCAACGGACATCATCCCGAACTGGAATGAGCTTATGCAGAGACTGAGTGCGCTTGAAAGGCCTACGTTAGAACTATAGGAGGAAAGTAATATCAAGATTTGGAGGAGGTATAGAAAATGACAGGACGAGGAAAAGCAATACTTAACAAGGCATATCAGCAAGGGTGGCTTGACGGTTTCGATTTCTCGATATTTATTCAAGATATAGCAATATTGAGTTAGGAGAACGGGATGGAAGTAAAGATAAGACCGAGAAAGGCTACTGATCGGGGAGGCTACTACTGCATGCCACTGTACACCAATATCCAGCATGGGAAGCCGGGATGGAGAATCACACAGTGTCCGGAGTGTGGGGCGAAATGCTGGAGGATCCCACTGGCAGAAATCGCAGAGGAGCAGGGGGCTAAAGGATTGTGTACGATGTGTGCGCTTAAGAAGGGAGTGGGAGCATGAAAACGAAGAATGAGCATAGAGCGCTTAAGAATCTCGTGCATAGAAAACGGGAAGGCGAGTATGAAGCCATGATTGCGGATCCTCTCCCTAAGAGCTGGAGCGCTGCGCACCCGGCATATGAAGGGACCGATGTGAGTTCGAAGAAAAGCACAGAGAAGTAGAGGATACAGTCATGAATGATAACATTACAGCTCGTATAAAATGCCCATTTTATGTGGCACATAATCGAGGTACAGGAAATTCTATCACAATCACATGCGAGAACATAAAAACCAATATGGGGTTCAACATGAAGAACCGGTTATCATTCGTGAATGAAAAACAGAGGTTGGACTACATGGAGCTGTTCTGCATGGATGTGAAGATGTGTGAACATTGCCCGTACTATGAAGTGATATATAAAAACAAGTATAAGGAGTGCTGAGATGGGAATCGTAAATGATCTTAGAAAAGAAGTTGAGAAGGGAAAGAGGAAGATTGTAGCAGCAGAGCGGATCATGGAGCTCTGGAAGAAAAAAGCCCGAGAGCAGAAAGCTCGGGCAGATATGGAAGAATTGATTATGACCGCCATGGTACTGAAGAATGGCGGGGATATCAAAGTGGAGGCGGAAGATATTAAGACCGCTGCAGAGCATCATCTGGATGGAAGATTCGAAGATACCGAGGAGGGGAGAGTGTATTGCTATCACGCCCGACCAGACAGTGAGGAGAGACAGGCAGCAGAAGAAAATTGAATTGAGGACTCGGAGCTTATGCCCCAGATCCATTTCGTATGACGGGAGAAATGCCGTCTTTTTTTAGGCACAATAGCAGTTAGAGAGGCAGGTGAGATCATGGCAAAAGGGAAGTATGAGGAGTGGTGCAAGGATCCGGACAAGCTGACACTCCTGTCCGGATGGGCAAGGGATGGATTGACAGATGAAGAAATCGCGAAAAAGATAGGAATTTCGCGGTCTACGTTGGCTGAGTGGAAGAAAAAGTATCCGGACATTTCGGACACCCTAAAAAAGGGCAAGGAAATCGTGGACACGGAAGTGGAAAATTCTCTATTAAAACGAGCAAAGGGATACACCGCGAAAATCAAAAAGACATTCAAGGTTAAGAAAGTCGAATATGATCCATCCGGAAAAAAAATCAAGGAGGAGGAAGTCCTTGAAGTTGGAGAGGATGAGATTCATGTCCCCGCGGATGTAACGGCCATGATCTTCTGGCTCAAAAACAGACTGCCGGAGAAATGGAAAGACAAGCAATTTGCAGTATCTGATATTGCGGACGCAGACGAAGCAATGCAGACGGGAGTTATTTTAATGGCAGATGTAAACGAAGAGGTGGATGATGGCACAGACAGCGAGGGTCAAAAGTAAGTCAGATCTGAAAAAGAATGTGAATATTATATGGGCCCCCCAGCCGAAGCAGGCGCTTATGATGTCCCGGCCGGAGTATGAAGCACTTTACGGCGGCGCGGCCGGCGGAGGAAAAAGTGATTATCTGCTGGTGGAAGCACTTCGCCAAGTAAATATAAAGAACTACCGGGCAATCATTTTCAGAAAAACATACCCGGAATTGCAGGACCTGATCGATCGATCAGACGAACTATATAAAGCCGCTTATCCGACCGCGAAATATAACGACACGAAGCATAGATGGAGCTTTCCGTCTGGAGCGAAGATTGTTTTTGGCGCGATGCAGTATAAGAAGGATCGTAAGAAATATCAGGGAAAACACTTCGACTTTATTGGATTTGACGAGTTGACGCATTTCACTTATGACGAGTACAGCTACATGTACTCTAGGAATCGACCTTCCGGACCGGGAACGCGGGTGTATATGCGATCTACTGCGAACCCTGGAGGAATTGGACACGGATGGGTGAAACAGCATTTCGTAAAGTGTGCGAAACCAGGGACACCAGTCCCAACGAAGGTGGAGATTCTTTCTCCTACAGGAGAGAAGATCAAGCAGAAACGAACGAAGATTTTTATACCATCCAGCGTATTTGATAACAAGATTCTTCTGGAGCAGAACCCGAATTATCTTGCATCGCTGGCGTTATTGCCGAAACAAGACCGGGATGCGCTTCTGTACGGAGACTGGGATAGCTTTGAGGGACAGGTATTTATCGAGTTCGTGGATGATCCGGATGGCTACTTATCGCAGAGAAATACCCATGTGATCGAGCCGTTCCGGATCCCGGATGATTGGCTGATCTATCGGGGGTTTGACTTTGGATATGCGAAACCGTTTTCTGTCGGTTGGCACGCAGTAGATCATGAGGGATGCATCTACCGGATCAAAGAGCTGTACGGATGCACCGGGACTCCGAACACTGGAGTCAAGATCGAACCGTCAGAGATTGCAAGGCAGATCCTTGAGGTAGAGGATGCGGATCCCAATATCAAAGGTCATAAGATCATAGGAATTGCGGATCCGTCAATCTTTGATAAGTCACGAGGTGAGTCTGTGGCCGCGATCATGGAGGGAAGTCATGTGTACTGGTCTCCTGGAGACAATACCCGTATTGCAGGTAAGATGCAGTACCATTACCGCCTGGCTTTTGATGAGAATGGGCGGGCAATGTTTTATGTATTCAATACTTGCAAAGACTTTATTCGTACCATCCCATCACTGACTTATGATGAGCAGCGCGTGGAAGATATCGACACGAAACAGGAAGATCATATCTATGATGAATGCCGGTATGTGCTGATGGAGAACCCGATCTCACCGCGTAAGAATGTGAGAGAACACATCCCGCAGGAAGACCCGCTAAACATGTACCAGCACCCAATCACAAAGGGAAATTATTACAGAATCTAAGGAGAATAAGACTATGGATGTAAGAGATATGCCGACACCGACGGAAAACCAGGAGTCTGCATCAGCACAGACCGGTATCATGCCGGGTGTGACAAGCAGAACTATGAAAATTACAGATGAAGATGCTGCAAGAGCTATGACACTGCTCCAGAAATATAAAGAGCAGAAGAAGGTGCTGGATAATCGGCTGATTGAAAATGAAGAATGGTGGAAATTTAATGAGTGGGAGCTTGTAAACAGTGGGAAGACAGAAGAGGAACGCGTGGATCCGGAGCCGACGTCTGCCTGGATGTTTAACTCCATCATCAATAAGCATGCGGATTTCATGGACAACTTCCCGGCTCCTAATATTCTGGCACGTGAGGAGTCGGATAAGGACGCTGCAAAAATCCTGAGTGAGGTGGTTCCGTGTATCCTCGATCAGTGCGAATATGAGAATACATACAGCGATACATGTTGGGATAAGATTAAGTCTGGAAGCGGACTTTACGGGATTTTCTGGGACAAGTTTAAGAACGGAATCGGAGACATCACGATCAAACGCTGTGATATCCTGCAGATGGCGTGGGAGCCGGGGACAGAGGATCTTCAGGAATCCCCGAATCTTTTTTATCAGAGCTATGTAGACAATAAGATCCTGGAAGCCGAGTATCCGCGGATGCAGGGACAGCTTGGTGATGGGATCTTATCAGAAATCCAGGACTATCAGGGAGACAATAAGAAGTTTACAGAGGGAAAGAGCCTGGTAACAGATTGGTACTATAAACGCTCAAATGTTATCACAGACAAAGACGGAATTCAACACCTGATAACGACGGTCCATCTGTGTAAGATCTGTCAGGGAAAAGTCCTGTATGCAACAGAAAACGACCCAGAAATGGGAAGCGGACTGTATGAGCATGAGCTGTATCCGTTCGTGCTTGACACGCTGTTCCCGGATAAGAATACCCCGGCCGGTCGGGGATATATTGACATCATGAAAGACTGCCAGATGTACATTGACAAAATGAGCCAGGGAATCCTTAAGAATGCAATCTTGGGGGCAAAACCTCGCTATTTCTCAAAAGATGGCGGTGGAATCAATGAGAAGGAGTACACGGATCCGAACAGGGAGATTGTACACTACACAGGAAGTCCGGATGATCTCAAACCGGCGGAGCACTACCCGCTGGATGGCGTGTATGTGACGGTCCACGCAAACAAAATCGATGAGTTAAAAGAAACGTCAGGAAATGGAGACTTTGCGCAGGGTACGACAACATCCGGTGTAACAGCCGCCTCCGCGATCGCTGCCCTTCAAGAGGCGGGAAGCAAATTATCCAGAGACATGATCAAGACATCCTATCGGGCGCATAAGGCGGTTGTATATCAGGTGATTGAGCTGATCAGGCAGTTCTATACCACTTCCAGGGTATTCCGCATTACTGGAGACAATGGACAAGATCAGTACGTCTCTATCGATAATCAGATGCTGAGGGCGGAACCGATTGAAGAGGATTTCGGACTCTATCTTGGCGGACGGAAGCCATACTTTGACATCAAGATCGTACCACAGAAGTCAAGCCCATTCACAAAGATTGCACAGAATGAGTTGGCAAAAGAAATGTACAACCTTGGATTCTTTAATCCTCAGTTAGCGGATCAGGCGTTAGCATGTATCAACATGATGGATTTCGACGGAAAGGAAGAGATCATTCGCAGAATCGCAGAGAACGGAACCCTGTATCAGCAGGTACAGCAGATGCAGGTGTCCATGCAGCAGATGGCGGCGCTGATCGCAGACACCACAGGAGATACAAGGATCATGGATGCGATGGCAATGCAGAATGGACAGACCGCAGCAGTTACACCGTCTGTGCCTTCGTCAGGTCAGACAGCGGCAGAGACGGATGACTTTGGAAACGTGGCCCGTGAGAGTAAGAGCAGTACTGCGGGAAAGGCAAGAGAAAGGGCGGCGTCCGCATCTACGCCGAAGGTATGAGGTATGACAATCATTCAGATTGAAAATGAGCCCGGACATTATAAACTCGTTGCCATTGGGCACGCAGGACGTGCAGAGGGAGAAGACGGGAATCTGGTATGTGCGGCGGTGTCCGCACTTACACAGGCCTTAGTGCAGTTCTGCCGGGATCGATCAAGTAGGATAGCGCAGTACAATGACCGGATCGGCGATGCAGATATCTTTATTCGTGCCTGTACCACAAGGCCGGATCCGGAAATTTCTGGAGCATTTGCCCTGGTGGAAACTGGACTTCGGATGGTTGAGAAGAGCAATCCGGGGCGGATCCAGATAGTGGGGGGAGAATCTATGCATACGGAATGATAGGATGTGCACAGAAAGACGCGTGGGAAAGACCATGGAAAAGGAGACCACTATGAAAATGAATCTTACGTTATTTGATGGCGGTGCAGGTGCAGGAGCTGCAGCAGGAGCCGCAGGAAGCACAGGCGCCGCACAGGCGGAAAGTACAAACACGGGCGTTAAAGAGGGCTCTCAGGGCGCCGCTGAGGGGGCAACAGGGAAGGAAGTCGCCGATCCGACCCAGCCAGCAGAAGATCCGGAAGCACGCCGTCAGGCGTATCGGAATGCAATCGAGCAGTACAAGGACCTTTATCAGGAAGATGTTCAGGGCATCATTGACCGCCGCTTGAAAGGCACTCGAGAGTCCAAAGAAAAGCTGGACAGGGCGATGGGATTTATCAATATCCTCGGAAATCGGTATGGTATCACCGATGGGAATATTGATAGCATCCAGAAGGCAGTAGAGGAAGATGATGCTTACTGGGAGGAGGCTGCGGCCAAGGAAGGCCTCAGCACAGAGCAGTACAAGTACATGAAAAAGCTGGAGGCTGAGAACGCACAGTTCCGCGATGCGAAGGACAATGCGGAAAGACTCCAGCAGCGGGAGCAGATGTACCAGAAATGGAACACAGAAGCACAGGAGTTGTCGAAGTTGTACAAGGGATTTGACCTGAATACAGAAGTACAGAATCCGGATTTCGTGAAACTCCTCGGAGCCGGAATCCCGATGAGAACCATTTTTGAGACCCTGCATCACGATGAGATCCTGTCCGGTGCGATGGCATATACCGCAAAGCAGGTAGCAAAGAAACAGATTGATGCGATCAAATCAGGGCAGAACCGCCCGTCTGAAGGAGCAGCAGGAGGAAGCACCAGTTTCCCAGGAGTGAAGACGATCGAGAATATGACTGGTGATCAGATCAAAGAACTTGCCCGCCGCTCCCTGGCTGGAGAGACCATCGATCTCAGTCACGTATAGGAGATATGAGCATGGAAATCATGATGAATTTAAGACTGTTTGACACACCGTTAAACACAACAACATCTTCCGGCATGACCGCGGAGATGAAGACCTTTTACTCCAAGTACCTGATCGAGAATGCAAAACCGGCATTAGTGTACGATCAGTTTGGACAGAAACACAATATTCCGAAAAATGGTGGTAAGACCATTGAGTTTAGAAAGTACTCGCCGCTTCCGAAGGCAACAACTCCGCTGACAGAGGGCGTTACCCCGGCAGGAAAGGCATTAACGGTATCCACTGTTACCGCAACTGTAAAACAGTATGGTGATTTCGTACCGTTAACGGATATGCTGCTACTCACTGCTATCGATAATAACCTTGTGCAGGCACTGGATCTCTTAGGAGCACAGGCCGGAGCCACACTTGATACCGTAACCCGTGAGATTTTGATGGGCGGAACAAGCGTGCAGTACGCAGAGGGACAGGTTACAAGCCGTGCAACGCTGACGGCAGAACACAAACTTACCGTTAAGGCGGTCCGCCTTGCTGCCAGATTTCTTAAGAAGCAGAACGCACCGAAGATTGATGGCGGATATGTAGCGATTATCCATCCGGATATTGCATACGACATTCAGGACGACCCGGACTGGAAAGAATGGAACAAGTACACAACATCTGACAAAATGTTCCAGGGCGAAATTGGAAAGATTGCCAATGTCCGCTTCGTGGAAACGACTGAGGCGAAGATCTTTGCGAAAGCAGGAGCATCGAATCAGGATGTATATGCAACACTGGTTTTAGGTGCAAATGCATATGGAACCACAAACATCGAAGGCGGCGGTCTGGAGACCATCGTGAAGCAGCTCGGATCCGGCGGAACAGAGGACCCGTTAAACCAGCGTGGAACGGCAGGCTGGAAGGCAACCAAGACAGCAGTCCGTCTTGTGGAGCAGTTTATGGTGCGTGTCGAGACGGGATCCAGCTTTTCTGATGGAGTAGAAAATTAGGAGGTACATATGGCAGCAAAGAAAGAAACAGTAGAGGCTTCGGAGATTGTAGAAAACACAGAGAGTTGCACCGGTGCAACTGATATGGTTGAAATTGAGATTTTCAAGGACAGCGACCGGTACAAAGATGACGTAGTAGTAGCCTTAAATGGCAAGGTATACGTGATCAAAAGAGGGGTCCGCGTCAAAGTACCGAGAGCAGTGAAAGAAATTCTGGATCATTCTCGAGAGCAGGATCAGCAGACAGCACTGATGACGGAAGAAATGGAGAGCGATTTCCAGCAGAAAGCTGAAAAATACAAGTAGTACAAAGGGCCGCCGAGTAAGCGGCCTTTTTTGGTAAAAGGAGAAGCACATGATACTGATCAAACATAAAGAGCTGTTGTTTGCCAATAGAGAGCAATACATCGCCGCGGTGGGAGATACCAACGCAGCGTGCAGGACCTTTTGCCTGCAGAGAGTCACCATTGACGGTGTGGATCTGGCAGACCTGTCTTTCCGGCTAAATGCGGAGTTGCCGGACGGATCTCCGGACTCTGCGTTCCTGGAAAAGGAGATACGGGAAAATGAGATCCTCCTGACATGGACTATATCGGCAACGATGACCGCACAGCCCGGAACCTGCTTTATCAATCTGCGGGCTCACGATGACAATGGATCCTTAAAATGGGCGTCGTTTAAGGCTCCAGTGTACGTGGAAGGGACGACTTCTCAGCCATCCGCAGGCGGACTGTCGGAGATTGAGGAGTTAGAAAGGCATATCGACCAGAAGCTTGACTCTTTAGATTCTGCTGAGCAGGGACGTACAAAAGCAGAGCGGGAGCGGGAACAGGCGGAACAGGCACGCGTCGCGGCCGATGAGGAGAGGACACGGAAGACTGACGAGGTGATCAACACTTTCGGCGAGAATATTGAACGGGCGAAGAACTATGCAACTGTGGCAAAGAGCTATGCCGTTGGTGAAACCGGTACGCGTGTAGGCGAGAACAGTGACAATGCAAAAGAATATTGTCGTATGGCGAATATCGAGAAGGGAAGCGCAGAAGCTGCAGCAGAAGAGGCGAGAGCTGCCAGAGATGATTTTATCAAACGGCTGGATGCAGGAGAATACACAGGCACTCAAGGACCGAAGGGTGACAAAGGAGAGAAGGGTGACTCAGGGGTGAGTATCCCAGGATCAAGCCTTCTTCAGATCTACACGGATCAGGAGGACAACTGCGCGATCCATTGTGTGTATGATGATGCTCTGTATGCAGCCCCGCCGATACAGTATCGGGAAGCTGACGGCGCGATCCTGTGGCAGTATGACGATGGCAAGTAAAGGAGGTACAGTATGGCATTAAAAAATGTAGTTATCGGATATGCAAAGGGAGATAAGGGAGATAAGGGAGATACCGGAGAGCGAGGAGCAACCGGGCAGACCGGGCCGCAAGGTGAGTCTGGAAATATTGCAGATGCAGCAATTACGGACACGCAGGGACTTGATGTAGCAAAAGGAGCAAAGACAGCGGCTCAGAAGCTCTTTGATGCAATCGCGGACCGGATTGTAAATAAGCTCGTCACGAATGATACATTGACCACAAAGCTTGCTGATTATCTTCTGAAATCAGCTATGAGCAGCACGAACATAAACAGTACAACGAATGTTCCGACGTCAGCGCTGGTGTATAGTTTGTTGCAGGATGTTAATAACAATTTGAGTAATGCTGGGATCACAACTGTAAAAAAGATTACAGATTTATATGCCATAAAAAAATCGGGATTTTATTGTTATGATGCTGGTGCGTCCAATGCACCTATGTCATCAAGAGGTGGCATGGTCATTGCGAATTATTTAAGCGATGCATGGATATCTTTAAATGTTGTACCGTATGCATTATCCAAAATATATACCAACTCAAAATATAACAGCACTTGGACCGGCTGGTCAGAATTGGCTTCAAAGGATGATTTGGCAACAAAACTTGAATTAGTTGCGACGGACTTTTTACCTTTAACAGCCGCCACAATTCAACCAAATAATTATACATATTTTATCTTTAACCCATCATTGCCATCTGGTTATATATTGGTTGGTGCTTGTCTAAAAGACACGAATGCACTTGCCAGAAAAGTTGTACCGGTATATTGTAATGCTTCAAGCTCTAATGGAACGCATAGGATCAATCTTCAGCTTGCAAACACTTCTAATGACGTTGTATCCATAACAGCTGATATGGCAATAGCATTTTATTTATTTGTTAGAAAAAAATAGCATTATATAAGCTTTGCATGATGTATAATTACTTTGTCCAGATTACTTTGTTATTCAGCATTAGCTTAACCGCATTTTCACCATCAGAAAGAAAAGCCAATGAACAAGAATTTCCTGATTCATCTTCTATATCAAGATAAATATTTTTTAATCCATTGGTACCGCTTCGAACTTTAAATGTCTTTGCGTTTCCTCGGAAATCAATGGATTTTGTTAAATCATCCTTTGTAACATACTGATCCCATCCCTTCCATTTTCCTCCATCGTAGCTATTAACTGCGAGAGGGGCTTTTGTGGAAATCCCGTAGAGTAAAACCGTAACAATTTTGCCTTTTGATCGAACGATTATTGTCGCACATGAATATCTGTAATAGGAATTTGGAATATCAGCGCCCGTATAACTATCACCCGGAAATCGAACAGTGTGCATTCCTTCGGGAAGCGTCAAAGCATAATCTAAAACACTTGAAGATAATGAAGTATCCAGCCGAGAATTTATATTACCCAAATTGTTATTTTAGTATACCATTTTCCTGAGGCCGGGGACATGGTGATGATTTTGTTGACGTCAACAAAACGAGGACCATTCTGGTAACTTCACCGAGATGGTCTTCGGTCTGGGGAGAATACCAGCGTCTAGATCAGTATAATGAGGATAACAGAAAGGAGAAGACCATGGAAAAACTTAGACTTTTAGATGGAACCGAGTATACACTTGCCATCAACGGCGTGGCAGAGTTAGGTGAGAAGGTACAGATCAAGGTAGTGACGGAAGATTCTCTGGACAGCATTTATGAAAAGTTCACTGCGGAGAATGCGGCCACGATGACAGTGATTGGTGAGTCCTTCACACAGAAACTGACAGGATACACACAGATGGGAAGTTTGGTAACGCGAGATACCAACGCTCTTATCGAAGTGAAGTATCCGGAAGCTTCCAAGGAAGACGATACACCGGCCGAGGCTGAAGAGGTCCGCGGCACCATCATTACTTTTGAAATGTGTAAGGAGCGAATCGAGAATAAAGTAGAGCAGAACCGGGCAGATATCGATTATCTGCTTATGATGGAGGAACAGGCATGAGTGACAACTACGAGAAGGTAAAATATTACTACGATCACAAGATGTGGAACAAGAAACGGGTGCGTGACGCTGTTGGCCGTTGGATCACAGCGGGAGAGTATAAACTGATCACAGGAGAAAATTACTAATTTTTATAGAAACACAAAAATCTACTTCTTGAAAATCCTCTCTTTTTACCATATAATAACGGCAGAAGGAGAGGATTAAAATGTATAAAAAACATGACCAATTGCCTAACACAGAGGGGCAGGATACACTATGGAAATATATGAGTTTATCAAAATTCATAAATTTACTAAATGGAAAAATTTATTTTAATAGAGTTGATTGCTTCGAAGACGTATTCGAGTCAACCTATCCAATATATAATGAAAATCATCGAGAAGAATACTACGGAGATGCTCTTATCCCAAAAGAAAAATACAATAATATAATGGATCTATCCAAACAGCATACATATGTTTCATGCTTTCATAAAAATGAGTATGAATCGGCTTTTATGTGGAAACAATATGCTGGAGATGAAGGCGTTGCCATTGTGACAACGGTTGATAGATTAAAAGAAAGCTTTCAGTATGAGGAAAATGACATTTACATATGTGATGTTCAATATATTGATTATGCTAAGGAATATATGCCAGAAGGGAATATGTTCTATTTAAGTCTATATAAAAGAAAAAGTTTTGTACATGAAAACGAAGTTCGATGCATATTTGGTGATGATATAGACACTCCCAAATATAACAGAAAAACAGGAATTTTAATGAATATAGATTTGGAAAAACTAATTGATAAAGTCTATATTTCTCCATACGCACCGAAATATATAGAGAATGATGTCCACAATATATTGTTAAATAAGGGACTCGACGTAGATGTTATATATTCACCATTATACACAATAAATTAACCTATTGTGCTATTTCAAATAAAACGTTTAAAAACTTGTAAAAACCGCAAA